CAGACTTCTTTAAACCAATCACACAGGCAATTGACGATAACAAAGAGTCATTTGTTTTATTCATTGAGTTTATACAAAGTTACGTTGTGCCGGTACTTGTCACCGTATTAGGTGGCGCTTTGCAGACTGTTGGCAAGATTGCCGGAGCAGTCGTGGGCGTAATTGGATCGGTAATCAAGGTCATAAATACTTTAATTCAAGGAACGATCGACGGAATTAACTTTTTGATTAGGGCATACAACGCAGTCAATATTGGCTTGCCTGATCTAAAACCTGTCTCAGCTGGCGGAACACAATCAGGCGGAACATTTAGCAGCATTTCAGGCGTACTTGGATCAAGCATTCCAAGCCCTAATGTAAATACAACACCTATTCCAACAATTACAATTCCGACCATTTCAAGCGCCGTTGTCGCCAACGTAGCAAAAACAGCGGTTACATCAAAGGCTGTGACTTCAAATGTAAGCGGTAGCGGCGCAGGCTCAACTATAAATTTGACGGTCAACGGAGCAATTGACTCAGAAGGCACAGCCCGCACAATTGTCAACACTTTAAATAATTCTTTTTATAGAGGAACAGGCGGCGCAGACCAGCTTGTCGCAACCGTATGACACAGTGGTCGCCTGTCTGGCGTGTAAAGGTTGCTGGCGTTGACGTTACTGACTCGGTATTGGCCAGCTTAAATATCACTTCTGGACGGACAAATATCTACGAACAAGCTCAGGCAGGTTACTGCTCGATTACGCTTATTGTTTTTGATCAAGTGCCTATTGACTATGAAATAAATGACACCTTATCCGTAGAAGTTCAAGACACTTCTGCGGTCTATACGCCTATCTTTGGCGGCTCAATTGTGGATATTGCTGTCAGCGTCTCAGAGGTCGGCTCGACCGCTTATACGCAAGAGGTAACAATTACTGCCTTGGGGGCTTTGGCAAGGCTGCAAAAGGCGCTTACAGACGGAGTCTTGTCACATGATTTTGACGGCGATCAAATATATACAATTTTATCCGAAGTCTTATTTGCTCAATGGCAACAAGTTCCAGCGGCCGAAACTTGGGCTGACTATGACCCGACAGTAACTTGGGCAACAGCTGAAAACACAGGGCTGGGCCAAATAGATCGACCGGGCAATTATGAGCTGTCACAACGCTCATCATCACGTACTGTTATCTATGACCTAGTGGCAGCTTTGGCGACTTCTGGCCTTGGATATATTTATGAGGACGCCAACGGCCTGATTGGCTATGCAGACTCAACTCATAGGACGGTTTATCTTGCGGCCAATGGCTACACAGATTTAACTGCAAATCATGCTTTAGGGCGTGGCATAACAATTAAGACAAGAGCAGGCGACGTCCGCAATAACGTGACCATTAAATACGGTCAAAATAGCCAAAATGAAGTTAGTGATACAGACGAAACTTCAATTTACACGTATGGAACACTGGCTCAAATCATAAATACAACGATAAGACATCAAGCCGACGCTGAGGCTCAGGCCGCGTTTTACTTGGAGCTAAGAGCTTATCCTCAGCCAATCTTTGAGCAGATAACTTTTGCGCTGACAAATCCAGAGCTAGACAATAGCGATCGAGACAGCCTTATTAACGTGTTTATGGGCCAACCAATAGCTTTAAATGACTTGCCCACAAATATGTCGGCTGGAACGTTTCAAGGCTTTGTTGAAGGCTTTACATTTCGCGCGAGCTACAACGAGCTGGCCGTCACTTTGGTAATGTCGCCACTGGCCTATTCGCTGCAAGCTATGCGCTGGAATGACGTACCAATTACCGAAACTTGGGCAAGCGTGTCGCCAATTTTGCAGTGGCAATATGCGACAATCGTGTCATAACCTGAAAGGAAAATAAATGGCTAATCCGACAACATATTTTGGCTGGGTCATGCCCACCGCAACCGATTTGGTGACTGACTTACCGGCAGATTTTAACGTCTTTGGTCAAGGCGTTGATACTTCTTTGCAGGATTTATTAGGCGGCACAACGGGTCAAGTGTTGTCCAAAGCCTCAGCAACAGATATGGATTTTGCTTGGATCGAGCAAGATGACACAACTTTGTCATTTAACGCGCAGACAGGCACAACTTACACACTTGTTGCGGCCGATCTTGGCAAGCTTGTAACTCTTTCAAATGCCGGAGCAATAACTTTGACTGTTCCGCCATCAGTATTTGCAACGGGCAACATTGTTAACATTCAGCAAATTGGCGCTGGTCAAGTGACTTTGGCTCAAGGCGCGGGAGTAACTATAACTTCAACAGGCGCAACAGCTTCCGCTCCAAAATTAAAAAAGCAATACAGCGCAGCTTCTATTATCTGCACAGGCAGCAACACTTTTACCGTTATTGGTGATCTTTCATAATGTGCCCAATTCTTGGAATTTTTGCAAGCTCTGGTGGAGTTTCAAGTCCGACGACCGTTGATTACTTAGTCGTAGCAGGTGGTGGCGGCGGTGGATACGGCGGCGCTGGTGCTGGTGGATTTAGAACAGCAACAGCCTTTTCGCTGCCTTCATCTTTTACTGTAACGGTTGGTGCTGGTGGTGCTGGTGGCGCGGGCGGTACAGTAAATCCAGGAACTAATGGTAATGACTCAGTATTTTCAACAATTACTTCAGCAGGCGGCGGCGGTGGTGGCGGTGCTAACGGATCTCCTGACTGGAATGGTAAAAATGGCGGGTCAGGTGGTGGCGCGGGATATTCAAGCGGATCAAGTGCTCCCACAGCTGGAACAGGTAACACACCTACTCAATCGCCAAGTCAAGGCAATAACGGCGGCGAGGACTTTGGTTCTAATCGAGGTATGGGCGGCGGTGGCGGCGCTGGAGCAGTTGGCGGTGCTGGTAGTAATACTAATGGCGGTGACGGCGGTGCTGGTACTGCAAATTCATATTCAGGTTCATCTGTAACTTATGCAGGTGGTGGCGGTAGTGGCGCGACAGCTCCTACGGTTCGCGGTCTAGGCGGCTCAGGCGGTGGTGGTAATGGTGGTACAGCAAGTCCAGCGGCTAACGGCGGCGCAGGAACTGTAAATACCGGTGGCGGCGGTGGTGGCGGTAACTCATCAGCGTCACCAAACACAGGTGGAACAGGCGGCTCTGGAATTGTAATTATTCGTTATCCCGACACTTTTGCTGATCTAACTTCTATTGGCGGCGGACTCACTTATGCAAAGACATCAAGCGGCGGTAATACAATTTATACATTTACCGCTGGAACAGGAACGGTGACTGTCTAATGGCTCACTACGCATTTCTTGATAATAATATCGTAACTGAAGTCATAACGGGCAAAGATGAAACAGAACTAATCGAAGGACTTGATCCTGAAACTTGGTACGGAAACTATCGAAATCAAGTATGCAAGCGAACAAGCTACTCATCATCTATCCGCTACAACTTTGCCGGAATCGGATATACCTATGATCCAATTGACGACGCTTTTATTGCGCCAATGCCTAATTGCGGACATGATGAATTATTACTAAACGATTTAAAGCGCTGGGAATGTGTTACTTGTGACGCTAAAATATCCTAAAGATACCGCCGCAGCTTTGATCGAGGTTGCCTTGGCTGAAATTGGCACAATCGAGGAAGGCAACAACCTGACCAAATACGGCAAATTTACAAAAGCCGACGGCTTGCCTTGGTGTGGTTCTTTTGTTAATTGGTGCGCAAATGAAGCTGGCGTCAAAATCTCAAACATGGTGAGCACAGCCGCCGGGGCTGAAAGAATGAAAAATCTTGGACGCTGGCACACAGTTCCAAAGCTGGGCGATCTATGCTTCATGGACTTTCCGCATGACGGCGTCGATCGAATAAGCCACATTGGGATAGTGGTCAAGGTCGGCAAAATAAGTGTCTTTTGCGTCGAGGGCAATACCTCTGGCACTGGCGATCAGCGCAACGGTGGCATGGTCATGATCAAGCAGCGATTTTTAGGCAAAGAAATCGTTGGTTTCGGTAGGCCAAAATTCACAGAATATGCTGGAGAATTTCCTTTAGTACAGCTGCCGAAAACGGCTGTCAAGGAGAAAAAATGAAAGAGTTAAAACCAATGGTTGCGAGCTATGCTCGATCATTTATTGCGGCAAGTCTTGCAGTTTACATGGCAGGTGTGACAGATCCTAAAGCGATTTTGTCCGCTGGTCTTGCAGCTGTCGTGCCGGTACTTATGCGTTGGCTAAATCCTAAAGATACGGTTTATGGCCGCAAGTGATTTTAAAATTGCAAGCGGCAGCGCTGGCATTGTGCCTTTTGCTGGCGCTGTCTGCTTGCGGTTATCAGGGCTATACACGCTATCCATGCCAAGAGTTTGAAAATTGGGAGAATGATGAATGTCAGCGACCAAGGTGTGAAGCGCAAGGTGTCTGCACAGAGGACTTACTTGGAGACATTGTTAAGCCACAGCCAAAGCCGTCCTAGATATCAAAAACGTTTATCGCCAGAGGATATTAAAGCCCGGTTGATTTTGTTTATCGGCATGACTTTGTCAGTGGTTTTCTTAATTGTTACGCTAGGGATTACTTACGCGCTGATATTTGTAACTCAGCCCGTATCGGCTCAAGCTCCAAATGACGCGGCTTTCATTGACTTACTTAAAACGCTGGCCATTTTCTTGACTGGATCACTTGGCGGCGTACTTGCCTCTAACGGCTTAAAGGACAAAACGCCTACCGACACGCCCAAAACTACGCCTAATCCTTGACCTTGTCAGACATTTGCTTCATTCTTTTGACAGGGAGCGAAGTGCAGTAGCTTCCTGAAACGGGAGCAAAATGTACACAATAGGAGAAGTGGCCATGTGGCTACTACTGGGAGTCTTTGCAGGATTTGTGGTTGGTTACACAATCGGACTCAAAGAAGGCAATCGCGTTGGATACGTAAGAGGCAAAATCGCAGGAGGACGGGCGGCCAGAAAATGAGCGGCTTCTTGGACAATTATGAAGGCGTGGCCGAGCGAATTAAACGCTTCTGGGCGACCTATCCAAATGGCAAAATCCACACCTCGATCATTGACGTAGATATCAAATCAGGCTACATCTTGGTTGAATGCCGAATATATAAAAAATACGAGGACGATCAACCAGCTGGTATTGACTACGCTTTCGGAAACGTGGCCACATACAACGTCAACATGAAAAAATGGTTCGTTGAGGACACAGTTACTAGCGCAATTGGACGCTGCGCAGGACTGGTCTTAGGTACAGATACAAGGCCGACTCAAGAAAACATGCGACAAGCAGAAAATATCGACGTGCAAATGGTCAAGGAAAGTGCCGAGGACGTCGATCTCTGGGCTACGCCAATCAGTGCGGATATAGTCCCGGCGGCTAGTGCAATCGAGGAGATCAAATCACAGCTTGGCGGCGTACAGATAGCAGCTGCGCCAATCTGCCCACATGGACACATGATCTGGCGCTCTGGCGATAAGGCTGGCAAGGCTTGGGGCGGTTACATGTGCGTTGAAAAGATCAAGGCTAAGCAATGCTCGCCGCGTTGGTTCGTACTGGGCTCAGACGGCCAGTGGAAGCCACAGGTGTAGCCATGGGCGACTTTGAGATCATTGACATAAAAACAGGTAAGCGCCTACGTATCGACAAGGACGGCTCAGAGCTGCGAGATGAGGTCATTCCGCCGGCAATTGAATGGTGCGACAAAGGCCAACATTACGCGTCAAAGCTAGGCGGTCGTGATGATCAAGACATTTTATGGATTTGCTTGGCGTGTCAAAAGTGAACATAAAAATGAAAATCACAGAGGCCGAGGAATGGGCTATACACAATCGAGCAACTCAAGTCGTGTTTTCTCTAGATGATTTGAGTACAATCCAGCGCTATAACAAAAAGTTAAATAACCATGAACGCGTGACAGAATACGCAGAGTCACTTGGCGCAGAAATGGTGGTCGCCCGGTACTTTGGCCTTGACTTTGATATCAATATGTCAAAAGGCAAGCGAGAGGCTGACGTAGGAAAAGGCCTTGAGGTTAAATGGACTAGCTACATAAATGGATCGTTGATCGTTTATCCAAATGAACGCGTTGACGATATTGCCATTCTTGTTGTTGGTCGATCGCCTGAGTATTACATTGTTGGCTGGTTGCCGGTCAAAGACGCTATGCAAAAGCATTTTAAAAATGGCACACAAGAGAGTTGGTGGGTCAATCAGGAACACTTAGCGCCAATTGGTGATCTAGTTAGGAGCTCTTATGCGTCAACTCACATTTGATTGCTCGATCTGCGCAAAGCTTTACGGTGACGGCAGACGATTGCATTTGTTATCTAAAGGCTCAGAGCTAACGCTTCATGAGTGGTTCAGCCAGTGCAGCGGTTGTGGCACATTTGGAGTCAAGATTGTAGATGAGGCGTTGGTGCGTGATGAATAGCCCTGTGGATAACCTGTGGACAACACGCCCAAGCCTATGCTCAAAACCTGTGGATAACTCTGGCCTACTTGACTCACTGGTGTACGCTGGAGCATACAAGTCGGAGGAGATTTTATGACTTCCAGACAGAATGATTATGACTCTTTCAGTATCAGAGTTAAAACAAAAATAAAAAAAACGGTGCTGTTATCAGTAATTCTCAGCGCAGTACAAGGCCACAGCTCTGCCTATGGCGTCGATTACCGGGACGCATTGAAGCTATACGCACACAGTAAAATCCTTATAGATAGCCAATATCAGTGCTTTCATAAGTTAATTACAAAAGAGAGCAATTGGTCAGTTTCAGCAAAGAACGGAAGTCATTACGGATTAGGTCAAATGCGTAATCTTACTTACAAGAATTTAGACGGCTTTACTCAAATCGACTGGACTCTCAAGTACATCAAAGGCAGATACAAGACACCTTGCAAAGCTTGGGAGTTTCATAAGATAAAGGGCTATTACTAGAATGCCAGCTAAGAGCGCAAGAGCAGCTGGTGGAAACACTAGAGCTTGGCGCAAGATACGTGAGCGCGTGTTGATACGTGACGGCTATTGTTGCCAGTACTGCGGCTCAGAGAATGCAACAACAGTCGATCACGTGCAACCAATTAGCAAAGGCGGCACAGATGAGCCAGATAACCTATTAGCTGCGTGTACTAGGTGCAACTATCAGAAAAAAGACAAGGTGGGTCAGTTTTTTGGACAGCCTAGGACACCTCTGACTCTTCCTTTTCTGTTTTCACCGCAACAAGAGAGCACAAGTCATGACTAAGGCTGCACAGGGTCACACAAGGCCGCTCAAGGTCGTTCCAGAGGCGAGCAGAGATGATCAGGGAATTGCTCTGCAATCTAAGCGTCTTATTGGCTCAGATCGGCCGAGAATTCATTCTGCGCTCAACAATTTGCCGTCCAGAGGCCTAGAAGTGATCGACTTTGCCGAGTCAATAGGCGTGGAGCTTATGCCTTGGCAGAAATTTGTCTTTGAACATTCTATGAAAATTAAGCCTGACGGTCGCTGGAAACACCCGGTCGTTGTGATCGTGGCAGCCCGCCAAAACGGCAAAAGCACAATTATGGAAATGAGCATTCTTGCCAGAATGTTTTTATGGAATGAGCCGCTACAGCTAGGCAGTGCTCACGTACTGACAACCTCACTTGAAACGTTCCGACACATTGTCAACCTAATCGAGAGCAATCCAGCTTTGGCAAAACACGTCAAGAAAATCCGCTGGGCTCATGGGTCAGAGGAAATCGAGCTAAAGTCCGGGGCGCGTTATGTCGTCAAGGCGGCGAATGCAGCTGCTCGCGGTTTTGCAAAGCCTGAGACGGTGTACATGGACGAAACGCGTCAGCTTAAAGACACTGAGGCTTGGTCTGCTATGCGATACACAATGATGGCTGCAAAAAATCCTCAGCTCTGGACGTTTTCAAATGCTGGCGATCAACACAGCTTGATCCTTAATCAGCTGCGAGATCGAGGACAGGCAAGTGCCGCTGGATCTGAGGACGACATTGCTTATTTTGAATGGTCGGCCTATTCGGACAAGATTACCGACGAAAAAAACTGGGTCGCAAGTAATCCAGCACTTGGCCACACTATCCATGAGGACAATATCCGCGCGGTGTTAAATGATCCTGCCGACGTAGTCCAGACTGAGGTACTTTGTCGCTGGGTCAACACAATCAGCGGCGCAATACCGGCAAAGGAATGGAATGAATGCGGAGGGGCTGAGGTAGAGCTTGACGTCGAGAAGGTCACTTGGTTTGGCCTTGATCTTTCGCCAGATCGACGCGACGGCGCTTTGGTTGCAGCTCAGAAAAATCCTGACGACACTTTTATTATTAAATTGCTCCACACTTGGCACAATCCGATTTCGCTAGATGATAAAGCTATTGCCAATGACATTGCGCCTTATGCTCGCAAATATCCTGTTGAATACGTGGCTTTTAGCAAAAGGACAAGCTCTGCCGTAGCTGCTCGACTA